TAAATTGTTGTTATAGTTTAATAATATATTCAAGTACCAAAAAAGTCAACCAGAAAGATTGGGTAAAAACGTCAATGATTATGCGGGTCATTTGCCCTGTGGATAACTATTCTTGGTTTTCTAGGCGGGATAATGCCTTATTCAGACCGTATTTTCTTATATCTCCCGAAAATAACATCAATTCCATTGCTTTCTTTTCGTTGGTTACAATGACTCCATCGTCTGCTAGGTAATACGGAGTGTCCAAATACTTGTCTAGAAATATGATTACTTGGGTCGTTAAATTGAAATCATTTGGAAAAGGAACATCATAGGTTTGTAAATCAAGTTTTTCTTTAATGAATGTAATACCATCATCGGTAAGCCTTAATCCGCCGGTACCTTTTGACCTACTGTTCTTCCACCACATTGGCATATACTCTTTGAGAGTGTTTTCACCAATTGCTATATTGGCGTTTTTTAAGAAGATTTTGGTGTAGGTTTCTTTCCAATTCATTTTTCACTGACAGTTTCACCTTGGGTTAATTTAACCACCGTGAATTCTGTAGTGTTGAATAGTGTATTCAATTTCTTCGCTAGATTAAATGCGTGTCCAGGGTTTGAAAAACTAACCTTTTTGTATTTAGGTCCTGGGTAGTTGTTAAGCAAGTTTGCACTTTTCAGATTGAACGGCTTGCCCTTATAGAACACTGCCCAAATTCCTTCAGCCGCTAGGATCTGTTCAGACTTGTAGTCTTTCTTATTTGTATACTCTAAAAGTACTGTTGGTTTAGGTCTACTCATATCTTGCTTATATATGAGTATTTATCGAACTTTAGGTTGTGTTATAGTTTACCGCCGTCTACTTGCACGTTTACGGTTTCTTCTTTGCCTGCTTCTTTCTGCTTATTATGGGCCATTAAAGCCTCATAATCCCCCGCTAGACGGGCCAGCACTGTGGCTAGGGTATATGTGATATGCTTGGCTGTGTTGATATCAATCCGCACTTCTTTTTGTTTTCCTAGGTCGGCTCCTTTGACCTGTTCAATAAATCTTTGTAGACTGGCTGTATTAAGTGGTTCTTTTGTTTGCATTTGCCAACTCCGTTTTCATTTCTAATATTGTTCTGAAAGGGCCTTTGTATGGATACCTTTCTAAAGTGAGTAATTTAGGACAATAACTTCTTACCCAACCTTTTTCAAATTTTATTATGTAGTAACCTGCACAATATAAACTTTTGGACTTTTTACTTTTGTTAAACAATGGTAGTTTACGTTTTACATCGAACACCATATTGTAAGGAACAAATTTGCTTGGGTAATCATACACATCATTTTTCTCTGATTCAACTGGCCCTGGTGCAGATAAACTTGTACCCCACATCCAGTCACCTGTAAAACTTTGTTCTAGTGCGGTTGCAGTATCAAATATTCTAGTTCCTGATTCGCAACTAAACATATATCTTCTGTCTTCCTGTTTACATATTGTTCCTACTTTTTTGCCGTCCGATTCCAGTATCCAGAATCTATTTTCTAAAATAGGTTTTGCATATAATTTGTTTGTCATGCCATTACCTCTTCTTTTTTATATTTTGCGTTTAATGGTTCAGCATAACTTTGAGGATATTCTGCAATTCTTTGCAAGTCCCATTTGGCACAAAATTTAATTAATTTCAGACCTACTTGTTCTACTGCCTTAGTCTTTGCACTTCCGACTGTTTCTTTAATAATTTCTTTTATTTCATCTGGCTGTGCAGACAAATCACATAGTGTCACGTTTCTAGTGTAATCATCAATTACTCTATGTTCAAACCCTTCATGGTCCACCCAACGTTGCAACATCATATTGTTCCAACTATAACCTTTTGAATTTCTATCTTCGAATGCTTCAGTTAAACCGACTCTAGTTTTTGTGCCTTTTGTTCTTACTCCAGGAAAGGCCGAAAATACATTGTCGGCAGTATCTCCTCTCATACATTTTTCAAATAATAACCATTGTGGATTTGGAGCCGGTCTATCTTCTCCTGTTTTCTTATCTTTCACTCTGTTGCCTTTATCATCAAAGTATCCTTGATGTGTAATTGTAACTTCTTGAACTCCATTGTATTGTGCAACATTAGGAGCAATCAATTGGGCGAAATCTCCATCTGTGCTTATAATAAAGTGATTATCATTAGGATGTGCTTGTACCCAACCTGCAATTAAATCATCTGCTTCTAATTTGGGATTTTGTAAGACTGTGCAATTAGTTTTTTGATCTATGAAATCTTTGAAGTTGTCAAATGTTTCCCAAAACACTTCATCCTCTTCGATCTCTTTTTCTGTTCTGGCATCTCTTACATTTTTTCTATTTCTTTTGTAAGGCTCATAAAAGTCTTTACGCCAACTTCTACCTTCCAAACAAAATACAACGTGATCTCCTTTGAAGTCCTGCCATACTTTTCTAATGCTATTAAAGGTGATGTGCAACGCCATACCTATCTTACTGTCCAAATCGCTCTGTATAGCGAACTTGGATCTAAAGAAAGTGTTTGCAGTATCAACCAAAATATAGTTCATTAATCTATATCAATCCTTACTATGTGTTTTCTTAATTCCTTAACAAAGAATTCTAACTTATCAATCATTGAAATTAAGTCTTTATCTGTAATATATCGACTTCGTTCCTTCAATCTATCATATTCCCTTAATGATATTTGCACCATTGGAGAAAGATCTCTACTGGATTCGTTTTCCATTGTTGCATCAAGTCCTCTTTGCTTTTCTTCTGAGTCCGTCATTTTATCTCCTTAACTAATCTCTGATTTGTCTTTGCCCAAATCTTTAACATTAATATAACCTGCGCCTCTGTCTGGATCCATGCCTTCTTCTTGCAATATGTTTCTTGCAATAGTTTTGAACCATCCATCAACTATTTGTTCATTTGTTTCGCCTTTATAGCCTGCGTCCAACAATTTTTCAATAAATTCATTGTTCCAATCCAGTTCAAAGAATCCATTTCTTATGTTGTCTTCATTTACCTTAGTGTCTAATACAGCCACCCAGGGTTCGCCTTGTTTTGTTGCCTGTTCTTTTTCTTTCATCAATGCTTCAAGTCTCTTGTCCTTTTCTGTCTTAGGAGCACCGTCTTTCTTCTTGAATACATCTTTTACTTTTTTTATTACATCCATTTTAAGTTCCCCATTTATTTCCAAATATATCTACTTGCAATCTTGGAGTGTATCGCCATCCTCTTTCCATTGCCAACTTGGCGACTCCTTGAGTGTTTAGATTATACATTTCCGATCTGCCGCCTAAAGGCATACAATATACCGGAACATTAATTCCAACAGATTGATATTCTTTTACCGCTCTGCCGACCTCATCAACGTCTGTTTGATCAGCAACAACAAATTTAAAATATCCGTCACTGTTTGGAATATCAAAGTATGACCTAGCAACATCAGGTTTGATTGCAGTTTCCCACGGTTCGCCTGATACGGAAAGTTTTGGAGAACAACTCCAGGTCACTTCGAATCTGTCTTGTTTACGCAAATACTCTTCGAAATCTTTGTGCAAAGGTTGTGTTGTATTTGTTTCGAAAGTTACGTTCTTTAAATCTTTCATTCTTGGATGTTCAAATAGTTCTACATAAAATCTCTGCCAACCTAGCAACGGCTCGCCACCTGTCAGAATAAAATGTATATCTTGACCATTGGACATCGTCCACTTTTTCTCCGGAGTCAAACCTAGCACATAATCAACCACTTCATCTATTGTATGATCTTTCATATACTTTTTAAATTCTGGATAGATACTTGCATACGTATCACAACCAGTGTGAACTATAGGCAACTCCTCAAAAGTTTGAACATTTTCTAAAACATTTTCATCTAACAATTTTTTAACCTCAGGATTGTATTTGATCCCTTGCTTTAATTTTTCTCTTCTGTTAGGATGTCTTTCCAAGCCAAAGTTCATGCATCTAAAATTACAACCAAATGTTCGCAAGAACACGGAAGGAACTCCTACAAATTTTCCTTCTCCTTGTACAGAATAAAATGCTTCACTGTACCTCAGTCTTTGATTGTGTAGTCTACTAGTCATGTCCTTTCATACTCAAACAGATATCATAAAACTCTTTTTTCAATGGAGCGTGTTTATCGAATGCACCCAATAATATAGCAGTTGTCATATCTGATTCATGTTCTCTAACACCTCTCTGTGTCATGCAGTGATGTTCTGCCTTAATCAATACTGCCACATTAGGAGTCTTTGCATATTTCTGTAATGCTTCTGCAATTTGCGTTGTCATCTCTTCTTGTATCTGTGGACGTTCTGCAATATGATGAACTATCCTGTTAAATTTAGAAAGTCCTATAACTTCTTTTTCTGGAAGTATACCTACCCAGCATTTTCCTACAATGTTCTGAAAGTGGTGGGCACACGTGGACTTCACACTAATCGGACCGCTAGTGTATAAACTTCTATATCCCATATTGGGAAATGATGTGACCTTAGGTGGATTTACAAATCTTCCTGCAAATATTTCATTAATATACATTTTTGCGACACGTCTTGCAGTCTCTTTAGTGTTGTGATCATTTTCAGTATCAATCACCAAAGAATCCAAAACATCGCCAAACGAATCTTCTACTTCCTTTTGTAATTCTCCTAGTTCGCCTTGTTCAATATAATCACTGATGTTGTCATTACTGTGAAATCGTACGCCTTTTTCTTTAAGCCTCTGCCTAATCTTTTCTGATGTTTTCATTTAATCCTTCTTAATAATTTTTTCTAAAA